CGGGACAGCATATCGCGCACGTCATTCAATCTCCATTTGTCAACGTGCATATTTTCCACAAAGTGTGATGATGTCTCCTGAATCAAATCCGCATCCTCGAAAGTCACAACATCAAGATCCACCACATTGGCAGCATTAATTATACTGTTGTCTGCCACAACAGATTTTTGATTAGAAGTTTCTTGGTTTTCAGACATATTTTCCATGATTATATATATAATTATTAAATTTTTATTAGAGAACTGAGTACATGTGAATAAGGGCATACAAGGCCAACAAATAACAATAAACATATTTACAGTACAATAAACTCCAGCGCCGTCTCCGTCGAGGGTCACGCTCCATAGTCAGGCAAAACAGAGAAAAGGAAACTCTTTCTCCATTTTTCCCGATCGCACCAAGTCAAGATAATCCGATTTCTGATCTACAGATATAGCTATATTGAGTTTGTCCATAAAAACTGTCTGGATTCTACGGGACCAATACTCAAATTGCTCATCATCGTGCAAAGCCCACTCGGCAATGGCCGCTTTAGCATTTTCAATCAGTGTTTCCATATTCGATCCTTTCTTTTGCCATTCCAATCGATTGTTAATAGATCTACGCTCTAATGGTCCGTACCATACACCACCTTCACACCTAAATCCTCGTTTTAGAAAGCTAGCTTGGTATATAGAAACATGAGATCTCTGAATCTCACTCTTATCTGCATCAGTGTAGGCCATTCCAATAGTAGGAAAAATTTCTGACATTGTCAATTGATTGAACCAATCTATGACTCTCTCAGAAACATTTAGGACATTATCGTCGCCGTACGATACCATCTCCACAACATCATTGAATGGAATCATTTCATCGGCATGTAAAGCCATAGAATAGTAAACATATCTACACATTAGACTATTGGCTATCGAATTAATGATCGCTGTGCCTGGATTACCACTCGGTTGAGAATGGGTCCACTGATACATAAAATCACCAGCTACATGCATCGAATTCACGACGTCCAACCATATAATCGATCGAATTTTATCATTGCCATCATTATACCACCTATTGGCCATAACACAAACCACCCAGAGAAAGGATGGATTAAGATTGCCATCGTAATCGGTAAAGTCGCCGGCAATGACGCAAGGTCCTTTTGACGTGAGCTTTCGGGCAAGACGATGCCAATCCATAGATTGAGATCGAATACCAACAGCAAGCTCATTATCAATCCGATTGCGCATCAAATATGAGAAAAATCCAAGAAAATACATTCTTAGAGTTATCACCAACTCCTGCGCAGCCATAGAAAATACTCTGGTCTTCTTTCCTATTGGTCGAGTCTCGTCCTTCAGAGCATCAATATAAGGAGATGGATTCCAAGAACCATTGCGAGCTGCCTCAATCTTCCGATTTACGGCATCCCGCAAAGGTTGGCAAGCTTCTCCAAACGTCCATGTATCGTTTCCAAGCCACTTACGCTTACCCCTGTTTCCCCCATTCTCGAGGACCCAGGGATAACCGGGCGATCTAGTTCGATTCACACCCCTAACGAAAGGGGTGCCTTCGATACCACCAGCGGCCTCTTCAAAGGTCAAAACTCTCTTCTCATATTCCTCATGGGGTGCTCCGGAAAACACCTTTTCGGAATATGAGTCTATAGCGAGTTTCAGGGGTTTGTCATCAGGTCGATAAACAAATCCCCCTACTTTTCGCAAACCTAATATTCCAGGTCCCTCCGGAGAAAGAAACTTAGATAATTTGACTGGGGCAGTGCCACAATCATCTATCAAGCCTTTCACGAAGTTGGCTCAAAACCACTCACTATAGGCAAGGGAGCAGGAGCAGTCCTGTTGTGGAACACTATGCCGTCCACCGGCAGTTCTTCACAAGTTGGATCATATGGAGAACATTGAAACTCAATGTCTTTTATACCATCCAAATCTTGCTTCGTAATCAACACACCGACAGCACCTCCAGAGATCTGTCCCGCAAAATGCATAGCACAAATCTTGCCGCGGAATTTATTTTCATCCAAAACATAAACTCCACCGCAATCTCCAGGCTCGGTCCTACACGCACTTGAGTACACCTCGAGACCAGTTAGTTTACGACCAAGCTCAATAACTGTCCTCTCAGTGAGCTCGACCTTGTCGATAATTCCGTTCTTATGCATAAACGTTTGCTTAGCACCATTATCATCATACAAACCTGGCGACAACAACACAAACTGGGAAGTTTCCAACTGGGAGATCTGATCGCGATCCACGAAACTCTTAGTAAGGTCCCTAGTAACAGGAACAATTCGGGGCCAAGTCAATATAACAACATCAGATTCCTGACCTGGTGTCCTCTCAAATGGTTTCATAATCACATCCTTCTTCTCCAAAGCGTAATAAGCATTTTTACCATAAGGTAGCTTGTACTTAAACTGCTCAGGAATACGCTTCCAATAATGCAAATTCGTCAAAGCAACACGGCCTCCAATGTTCAATATTGGACAAACGTATCTCCCTTCCATTGTCAATACAAAACCATAAGCCTGTCTCACGACTCTGGTAACTTCCATACTCTGGTGACTATGAAAAGATTCCAGAGCCACGCGAGCATCGGCCTCAAATTTCACTTCCTTAGCCAAAACCTTGGAAGATCCACTCTCAACGATCTGTCTACTCGCCAACGCCTTGTTGATCCCACTCTCGATCATCTCCCGCAATTTCTGATCTTTTGCGGTACCACTCTCAATTGCGACATTCTTATTCATAGTTTTAGATGTTCCACTCTCAAACGTCCATCCGGCGGTCAAACCAGATGGTTCAACATTACCAGGTATACAATCAGCACACTGAGTAATGGCGATGGGTTTAGTCATAAGATCATTGCCGATCTCCTCGAAGATCTGTTTCGACATTGACTTAGTACACAACATGACATCACAATTATCATAAGCAGTCCAATCAAATTGCTTGCCATTAATCGTAAATCCATCATCAATGGCAACAACCTTAATCCCACCATCACTAGTTTGATAGAATACAGGATTAAGCTTGCCATCATGCAAACACTCAAGATCTATATTCTCAGATTTCACAACCTTAACAGGTTCAGGTTTCTTTCCACTATTGTGCCAAGCGTACGCAGCACCAAGAATACCGACGATAGCAGTCAATCCAGTGATAACAGCAGCGTGATTAGTCACGAATTCCTTAGTTTTATCAACCAAGTTCATCGATCGCGCTCTAGCCTCGTCCACCATTTGCATCATAGCCAACCGTTCGGCAGCAAATCTAGTAGTTCGCTTCTTCTCAACCCAACCATGTATACTCTGCACACATGATCTTACATATCCAGGCCTACAGCGAGAAACAGCTTCCATAGCATTCATAGGCTCCTGATAGTATTCATCAAATGACCTCACATAGTTGACAAAATCAAGGGGGTAACCTCGATGACGCAACCAACCAGACCACTGTCTAAAGTGTCTAAGTTCGTCGTCAGCAGAATCAAGCCACAATTCTGAATTGACTCCAAAATTAACAGCTTCCAAACTCACATTTTCTTTCAACACGGGACCAGATTGAAGCTTGACACGTCTCGC